CGTCAAGAGGGTGCGCGACGGCATCAAGGCCAACCGCTTCCGCCGCATCTGCTCGACCCGCTTCGTGGTGAACGCCGTGAGGTGGTTGCTGAACGGGGCGACGGACAGGTTCGTCAAGGACAGGTTCACGGTCGGCTGGACGGACGCCGAGAAGCAGGGCATCAGCAACGCCCTCAACTTCAACATGAAGGCGTAGGGCGAGGGTGGTTAGAGTATAATACTCAACGTATTTTTTACCTACGTAAAAAATACTTATGAGTATTATACTCTAAACGTCAGACTGCAAGTCTTGACGCAAGTCAAGAACAAGTATTATAATCAAGACAAGAAGGAGGCTACGCATGGCAAGGATGTACAGCAAGTTCTTCAACTCGGTCGAGGAGTTCTTTGAGTACGCCGACGAGAAGCCCAAGGAGTTCAAGTTCGACTGGCACGAACACCAGTGGGAGCTGATGGACAGCGCAGGAGAAGACGACTTCAACGGCGACTGGAATAAGTGCAAGAAGAAGTTTCGAGGTCATGACATGACGCATGAGGCTTCGCTTGCCTCTGGCATCATGTCCGAAATCAACTGCGCCGACTTCATCGAGGCACGGTGGGAGTTCAAGCAGAGGATGGAGGAGGGCGACATCATCGACATCGGCAGATACCTTGACGGGCAGGAGAAGTTCTGGTGTGGCGTAAAGCGTTGCATCGGAACCAAGCGCGTCGTCCGAGTGTACGTCGGCGTCGGCGGGAACTGTGGCAGAAGCCCAAGGGAGTTGGCGGTATGCGGCGCGGCGGCTGTGACGCTGGTGGAGATACTCGAATCGCTCGGGGTTGGCGTGGAACTCTGGGGCGTGTCTCCGTCAACGAGGCTGTTCGAGGACGGCAACCACGGGCAGACGGTGATACGGCTGAAAGACAGCGACGAGTTCGCAGACCTCGGCATGATAAACTTCGTGTGCGGCAACAACGCCGTGTTCCGCAACGGGATATTCAGGACGTGGGTAAAGTTGGGCGAGGAGGAGGATAAGGAGTGCCAGTCCACGCTCGGCCAGAGCCGCGAGCCGAACCTCGACGAACTCGGGCTGTGCGAGGAGGAGAAGCAGACGGCGCTGGTGATGCCGAAGATGTACTCCACAAGCGCGGCGCGTTCGTGGCTCATCGACCTCATCAACAACAAGATAAAGTTCTTGACTGGCGAACGCAAGGAGGACGCCAAGGGCGAGACGGGGGGGGGGTGAAGAAGTAGATGACGACGATGACGACGACTTCGACGATGACGACTACTAAACAGGAGGCAACATGACTAACATCGAAATGCAGGCGGCTCACGCCATCATCTCTGCGGCCAAAAGTTTGCAGGAGATAGCGAAGGCCATGACGGAACTGATTATCCTGATAAAGCAAGAAGAGCGCAAGGAGGTCAAGCATGCTGATGACAAACGTGGTGAAGATTGACGTGGACGGAAACGCCAAGCGCGTTGAGGTTCACACGAGGGCTGGCCTCGACATCGACAAGGTGTTGCGGGTCGTGCTCGCTGGCTCCGACGTGACTGACGGCGTGGTTCCAGCACCCGTCTGGCTCGACGACAGCACGCTCGACGACGGCGGACGCAAGGTGGTGATTGTCGTGGACGACAACGCACGCCGCAACGACGCGCCAGTCAACAAGGTTGCCACCTCGCTCCTCGCCAAGAGGAGCATGGTTGGCGACAGGTTGAAGATTCACGGCACGGCCATCGTGCTTGCGAGATGCCAAGCGGAGTTCTGCTCCTTGAGCGGGAGGCAGGTTGCGACGGTTCTCGCAGACATAGGCCAGAAGGGATGAACATGAAACCCGAATGGATATTCCCGACTGTGCTGATTACGCTTGACGTGTGTGCGGCGGTGCCGTATGCCGTAAAGTGTGACTGGCGCATGGCGGTGTACTGGCTGGCGGCGGCTACGCTGACGGCCTGCGTGACGTACACGGGAGGTTCGAGATGAGCCACCCGTGTACGTGCCAGAGTTGCCTCGACAACGTGCGTGGCGAGTGCTTCGCAGGAGGTTGTCGTATAAACCCAGAACCAGAACCAGAACAGGAGGAACAAGATGCCGAAGAAGAGTAAGAAGGTTGGCGTGCCTTGCCCTGCGAAGTTTGCGGAGACGTACCGTGAACTGATGCGGTCGATGCGCCGAGACGTTCGGGACAACATGAAGATGTCCGACTTGTCGATGCCGATAGCCATGCGGCTTGGCGAGAAGTATGAACTCATGGCGACCATCGAGGCGAACGTCGCCAACCGAGTTGCCGCCATGTGGCGCAAGGAACACGGGCCGAGGAGGAGGTTGGGCAAGGACGAGTTGTTGCCATGCCCGTTCTGCGGCGGCGAGGCTCGGCACTTCGGAGGCGCTGGTCTGCACTGCATCCGTTGCACGAAGTGCGGCGTGACGAACGAGATGTTGCACCTTCCCAAGAAGAAGGCCCCGACCACGGACAACTGCCACTATGTCGCCCACGATTCCTACGAGAAGGCGAGGCTCGCATGGAACAGAAGAGCATGAAACTCGAAGAGTTGAACCCCGAACTGTTCATCTATGAACTGTACGATTCGTGCTTGCTCCATGTCCTCGATGACGCGCTTCACTGCGCCGCTGGCTTCGGGTATTGCGACGCATCGCGGCTTGCGGTGCGACCGAGGACTGGCTTGTACGCTCTGATGATTACATGGCAGAACGGCGAGAAGAACTGGTGTCACGTCGATGCCAGACTGCTCAACATAATTCGCAAGAGACTTGCGAGAAGGGAGACAAGATGATAGTGCTAAGTGAAGACACGTTCAGACACGCCGCAAAAGCGGTGGCACATTATCAAAAGGGTTGCGACAGAATCAAGGACACAATCCTGATAATCGCAGACCACATCAGGGCGAGCCGCAGGCACGTATGCGACAGCCTTGGCGCGGGGCAGTCCGCGAACTGGAGGGCGGACGACGCTCTCTTGGAGGAACTCGTTGTGCAAGTTCTCGTCGCACTGGAGATTTCCTGCTCCGACCACAAGCACGACGTGAAGTACAGGCTCGTGGAGGCGGCGGAGAACAAGGCGGCGAAGGCGGTGCTGGAGGAGTTCGAGAACAACAAGCACAAACTCGTAATGAGCGCACAGCAGGAATACCTTGAGTTCCTGCAATGGAAACGCGAGAAGAAGGAGGTGAAGCCAAGCAAGAAATCCAAGTAAAATCTTCTGACAAATCTTCTGAAAATTTTTTCACAGACCCCCTTGACCTTGCCGCAAGGTTTTGATATACTTTGCGGCGTAGGACAAACAAGACACTAAAACGGAAACACAAAAAGGAGACAGAAAAATGTCCGACAAAAAGACAACCAAAACCACACCGAAGACGGACGCGGCGAAGGAGAACAAGAAGCCCACGGTAGTCGGGACTGACGGCAAGGAGCGCCCCGTCCGCAGATGCGAAGTCCTCAAGGAAGTTGACGGCAAGGTCGTCGCGCTCCCGAAGGACGAGGCCGTGAAGGACATCCTCAACGCAAAGGGGATGCTCATCAGCGTTGGCAACAAGGACATCGGGCTGAACGTCTTTGGCCTCACGGCGAAGCGTTGCGACAACGGCAACCTCTTGCTCTCCATCGAGACGGCAAGCGGTGACAAAAGCACCTTCGCCAAGCCGAAGACAGACAAGAACACGTACATGCCCGACCCTCGCGGCGTGAGGGTGGTGGGCCGCCACGCCTGCATGGAGGCCATGTACGCCATGACCTCGTGCTACGAGGCGTACACCCTCATCCTCGGCCTCTCCAACGCCTACACACTTGTCCGCCTTGAGTTGCAGAACCTTGGCGACGGCATGAAGTGGTATGGCCTCTTCGTCCCGACCCTCAAGGTGATGGGCGAGTAAGGATTTCCCTACGGAAACGCACGGCTTTGCGTCAGTCATGGAGGATGGGCGGGGACTGGCGCAAAGCATTTACACGACAACACGAACACGAAAGGAAGAGCAAGATGCCAGAGAACAAACAGGCTGTTGACACCAAGCAGTTCAACATCCACCAGAAACTGGCGATGGTTCAGCAGGTGCTGAAAGCCCCGAAGAACCAGCGCAACAAGTTCGGCAACTACAACTACCGCAGTGCCGAAGACATCCTCGAAGCGGTGAAGCCGCTCGCAATCAGCACGGGGGCATACGTCAAGATATGGGACGACATCGTTATGGTCGGCTCCCGCATCTACGTCAAGGCTACCGTGGAGTTCCATGACATCGACCATCCCGAATCCGAACCCATCGTCACGACGGCGTTCGCCCGTGAGGAGGAGGAGAAGAAGGGGATGGACGGGTCGCAGGTCACTGGCGCGTCAAGTTCCTACGCCCGCAAGTACGCCCTCAACGGGATGTTCTGCATCGACGACACGAGGGACAGCGACGCCACGAACGACCACGGCAAGGGCGGCAGCCAGCCAGAGGTGAAGAGGAATCCCGTCGCGGCGGCGGTCGCACAGGCCAAGCCGCAGGTGAACCCCAAATACAAGGAGGTGTGGGCGGCGTACTGCAAGCATCCTGCCAACAAGGGTCTTGACGCACAGCGGTTGAAGGACGGCTTCAACAACCTGCGCGTCACCGTCATCGGCAAGGAGAAGAAGGCGACTGACTACACCGACGAGGACTGGGACACCCTCTCCAAGGCGGTGGCTGAACTCAACGACGACATCCCGTACTGATGGAGGCGACGATGAAGAAGGTTCTTGACTTCCTGCGGGAA